TCCCTTTCAAAACTTGGGATGTCATTTGCCCATCCTTTAGGTTCCTGTATTATCTGTGTCCCAAATACAGGGCTGTAAAGGGTGTGCTGCGATTCGTTATTGCGCTCTACGTTGTCTGACATCAATAGTGTCTTTTATCTTCAATTTCAACCGTTACCTTATTGTTTATCGGCCTAGTGGCCAACCGCTCAATCCTTTTTCCCATAGCGTCCATATCCTGTCTCATTCCCGAAATCTCGCCCAATATGGCACTGTCCATCTGATTAGGTGTAATGGCATTGCCGTTACTGTTCATGTTAAGGTTCCAGACCACTTTGTTGATGTCGTCTATGTTGTACCTGTTCAAAAACTCGTCAATAGATGGTATCACCTTGTCACCCTTTTCAAAGTACCTCAAGTTAGGTCTGTCCATACCAAAGCTCTTTACCCTGTCCCTTCTGTCCAAATGTACCTCTGGCCTTTTCTCGTCCACCAAAGCCCATCCTTCAGGAGCGTCGTCTGTACCTTTTTCAAATCTTGGCAATGGTTGTGAAGCGACAAATGCCGCTTGTGCCAAACCAAGAGCCACAATACTTGGTATTATAAAAGGCGCAATAACCCCTGTCTGTGCCAAAACTTTAGCGACAGCGGCGGCGGTGTCAACGGCAATTTGTATAAGAGTATTGTCCCGTTCATGCTTGGCCCGTTTGGTTTTTATCTTACGTTCTTCTTCATCATACTTTTGTCTAGCCACTCTTTTTTCTTCTTCAGTGGCCAAATCGTTGTTCACTATTATATCACGTACTCTTTGAGCCTCTTGAAGTTCTATGTCATATTTTTTTAGAGACGCGTCCAAAACCGAACTTATCAGTTCTTTTGTAGCGTCAGCCCATTCAGCGACCGTATTTTTCTTATCGTCAAAAAGAAAATCAAATTTTCCTAGATCAATACCGTAATATTCTGAAAAGGTATCAAAAACCGTCATAAACAATTCTTTCCATTGATTTAGACGTTCCAATCGTTTCTTATGTTTTTCTTCCTCTATCCTATCTTGTTCTTCGGCATTTTCAATGGCAATGGCCGTCATTTCATCAGAAATACCTTTATATATATTGACCAATTGCTCGTACAATTTCTTTTTGTCGTCGATAGAACCTTTAAAATCTTCTAATTCCTCATCTATAATTTTTTTAGCTTCTTCAAGTCTTTTAAGGTTATATTCATGTTCTGCCTTTGATACATCCTCATTGAATTTATCAATGATTTCCTTCCTTTTTTCAGTTGTTGTGCCTTCAAGTTCGAGTTTTTTCCTGAACTCGTTTTCTATAACCTGTTTTTCTATGCTTTCGTCAAAAGATATTGTTATGTTTGAAGTCTCAACCCTTGACATGACATCTTTTAAGGCATCTTCTTTTATTTTTTTGACATTTTCCTGATATTCCTTTTCATTGTCCAATCTTTGAGCATTGGTCTCCGCTTCTATCTTTTTAACCAAGTCAGTCCTGTCCCCTGCTTCTTTTATTGCGTGGTCGGATTCAAGCCTTAAAAGCCTATCCATTGTGTTTACATAATCTACATTCGCCTCTAATCGTTCCTGAAGCGCAATATCTTCGTTCTCTATGATTTGTTTAAGACCGTCAAGCTCTATTTTAAGCAACGCCTTTTGAAGTTCAAATCTGTCATCCACACTTTTCTTGATACCTTTTGTAGAATCTTCCCAAGCCTTTTTTTCTTCGTTCAATAACCTTATTCTTTCTAGAATAGCAGGTGCTTCCTCTTTTGTGGAATCTTTAAGATTTTGTTCCTCTCTCGCAATATCTGCCAAAACATCTGCTAAAGTCCTACCTTTGTCAACAGCTTCTTCAAGTTCACCTACTTGAAATCCTAATTGTTTGTTTGCTGCTTTTAATATTCCTTCCTGTGTCGCAATGGTATTGTTGATTCTTTTTAAAGCACTGTTTGCCTCATTATATTCATGGGTGATAATTTTTTGGATATATGTACTTTCTTTATATTTTTCCAATATATCAAGTTGTGCCTTTTTTTCTTTTTCTAGGTTTTCCAATTTTTTTTCAGCATTGTTTTTGTCAATCTCTGCAAATGCCTCTGCTTCTTTACCTAAATCTTTATACCATTTAGACTGGCTTAAAAAAGCACTGTTAAGCAATTGTTGGTTAAACCCCTCCTGTGATGTGTTTATAACGTTCAATGCACTAACGATTTCAGTAAGCAATGAAAGCGCACCCATAAGTACCTTACTTATAACCCCATCACTTTTTGTTAGATTACCTATAAAGTTTGTCCACGCATTAGAAAGCCTATTGGTTTCAGCTTGTAATGTTTTTACGTTTTCAACGTTTTCAATATTATATGCTTTTTCAAGAGCCTGTGCGAACTTTGGAAGCGCATCTTTTGAAAGCACCTCGCCCTTTTTCAGCATCTTGTCCAATTCAGGAATAGTTACACCTAACGCATCGGCCATGATACCAAAAGCACCAGGCAGACGTTCGCCTAATTGCCGGCGCAATTCTTCAGTTGTAACCTTACCTTTTGATAGCATCTGTTCAAGGGCTAGATATGTTCCGTTCAGTTCTTCTGTTGATAGACCTAAAACACCAGCGGCTTTTGTGACACTCCTGAATATCTGTTCTGTATCTTCAAGGGTTATCTTTGATTGCTTAGCAGCAGCCAAAAATTTGATATATCTTTCGGTTGTCGTAACGATTTCAGCACCATATTTTTCTGTTATATCTAGCAGAAAATATTGTGTCTGTACCAACTCATTTGAATCGGTGATTATCGTTCTCATAGCAAAAGAAAGGCTGTCAAGTTTTTTTGCAAGTTCAAACCCTTGTTTTGCAAATGGGGCGAAAAGATAAATTCCACCAACTATTCCAAATGCACCTAAAAGACTTCTAAAACCTCTTGCTATCTGTCCAAGACCTGTTTTTGCAAAACTTGATGTTGCTTTATTGGCAAGATTTACCTTGGCAGTAAGTCTATCATATTCTTTCTGTGCCTTTCTTGTTTCTGCGGAATTTTTACCCTGTGTGACTATTAAATCCTGAAGTGATCTCTTGGCTTGTTGCTGTTTTTCCAAAAGTTGTTTATATGGCCTTAATATCTCCTGATTGGCCTTTGCAATCCTTGAAGCCTGTTGCAGTTGCTTCATATTTTGCACTTCCTCTTTTTCTCTTTGCCTGTTCAGTCTTTCACGTAAAGCACTCTCCTTGTTTACTTGTGCCTCCCTAATACTTTGGGCTTTTCGTTCTTGTTCAATCGCTCTTTGCGATATTTTATCCCTTTCATTATAAGCCTTTCTGATTTCAGCCTGTTTTTTTTCTTCAGAAGCAATTTCTTTATTGATTTGGGATTGTCTTTTAGTGAACATGGAATCAACCTGTTTTTGCTTCTTTTGTTCTTCTGCATAGGCTTTTTCAGCAAGTTTTATAGAACTTTCCTTTACTTTATTAAATTCAGAAACCCTTTGCTTTTGTTGGTCAAAAAGGTTATTTATTTGCTGTAATTTTTGGACTTGCTCGGATAGACCATTGGATATTCCGCTAGGTGTTTTTATACCATTGAATTGATTTAGATGGCTTATAAGTTTCATCAACTCTTGGTCTGTTGCAACAAGTTCACCTTTTATCAAGGTCAACGCTTCGGTAGCCTGTCTCGCTTGTTCCTGATAACTATTTGCCATAACTTCGTTTTCTTTCTTGGTTAATCTTATTGGCCAATTTACATATCTCCAACCATTTTAATACACTTGTAGAGAATATATCGATGTTGTTCTTTCCTGTAATCTGTTCCAATATAACAGCCTGTTTTTCGAGTGTGTTCAAATTCTCCACATCTTCATCGCCACTCAATACTTCAAGTTCGCTCTTTTTTAGGTTCAATTTGTTTTCCGACGCTTTTCTTTGGTCAAGTAACCTTGCAACCTCGTCAACAACATTGTTCTTTTTATTGTAGTGGTATTTCCATTTTGCAAGTTCATCTATATAAAGGTCAAGGGACTTTTCGCTCATACTCTCTGGGTATCTCGTCCAAATCTGCCCCAACATCTCTTTTGAAACATAATACCTAGTTTCAAGATACATGACCTCAAGAATAAGTTGGTAGTAATACATTATGGTATTGTCGTCACTAGCCTTTACCCACTCATCGAATATCTCCGACCAACGTTCACTTGCCCCTTTCGTCTCCTTGATGTCGCTGTAACCGTCATACCCCACGACCAGATACCTGAAGTCCTGTGTGCGATAGATAATGTCAAAATTATAGATAGGCAAATCAGAACACCCTTTATAGAGGTGCTGTTTCGCCCTAAAGAAGTTCATTATGTTATCAATCGCCACCAATTATCTTCAATCCATTTTACAAGTTCAGGTTCTAAAATGTTTTTGTTAACGTAGTCGTTGTGTTCTTCGGTCAATG